CTGTGCTGCGGCTCGTGCGAGGGCGACGCGCTGGAAGGCTACGGAGCCGACCTCGACGGCCGGTGCTGCTGCTACGACGAACGGATGAGGCAACAGTGACCGACGACCTGGTGGAGTTCCTGCGGGCCCGGCTCGACGAGGACGAGGTGGCGGCGCGGGTGCTGCGCGAGGTCGAGGCCAAGCGGCGGATCCTCGAACTTCACCGCCCCGACGACCCCGACCGTCCCGAGTGCGTCACGTGCGGCCCCCGCTGGCCCTGCCGCACAGTGGAAGCCCTGACATCCGCCTACGCCGATCACCCGGACTACCACGAGGAGTGGCGGCCGTGACCACCGACCTTCTGGCCTGGCTGCGGGCCGAGATGGACGCGGCGGAGGCCGAGGCTGAGGCGGCTGCCGCCTACAACGACGGGGCCGAGCACGACGTGCAGGGACCGCCGGGCACCTGGGTTCTTCTGGCGGACGAGGCGTTCTTCGGTTCTGGACATCCCGGCGGCGCGATCGGGCCTCGCATCGGCTACGCGAACCACGTGGTCCTGGGTCAGCACATCGCCCGCCACGACCCCGCCGCGACGCTCCGCCGGATCAAGGCCGAGCGGAAGGCGGTTGACCTGCACGTTCCGATGCAGGGCGACGCTCCCGGCGGAGGCGGAACGGTCTGCGCCACGTGTGCCAACGTCAGCCGAGAGGAAGTCGAAGGCGAGCCGTACCCCTGCACCACCGTGCGCCTCATCGCCGAGGGTTGGGGCTGGACGGAGGAGACCACGTGATGCTTGCGCCCCTGCTCGTAGCAGGTAGCTCCGTCGTCCTCATTCTCGCCATTGGCGTCCGTGTCTTCTGGCGGCTCGACGGGGAATGGGTGCTGCGTCGTATCGCTCGGCGCTGCGAGATCCACGACCGGGCTCACCCCTTCGTGATCCGCAGGCTGGAGGCCGAGTTCGGGTTCGAGCCGAGCCCGCGCAAGGGCGGCTTCGCGGACCGCTACAGCAACCCCGAACTCATCGACTGCGGACACGAGTGGTGCTGGTCGCGGCGACGGCCGCGCTGACGCCCCGGGCACTGTCGGGCGGGTCCCGCATCATGGGGCCGTACCCGCACCGAGGGAGCCCGTCATGCACACCGCCCCCACCGTTTGCCCCGGCCCGTGCAACACCGCCTACCGCAAGGCCGAAGAAGCCCTCGCCGCGACCGGCACCGAACACGCCATCCAGCCCGCATGGGGCCAGTCCATGCAGTGCCACGCCTGCACCGACCGCACCCGCGAGCAGCTCGCCGAACTGCCCGCCCTGCTCGCCGCCGTTCTCGCCGAAGCACTCGAAGGCACCCCGACGAAGCTCACCGGAACCATCGGCCGCATCACCACTGCCGTCTGGCCCGGACAGGCATCCCGCCTCCTCGTAGACCGCATCGTCGGCGAAATGGCCGAACTCCAGGCCGACATCCTCAAACTCCGCGGCATCTGGGGCGCCGACATGGCAGCCGGCCGCGGCACCGCGCCGAACGAGGCCCGCTACATCCAGGGCATCGTCACCGCGCTGAACGGCCACTGGGACTGGGCGATGCAGAACCACCCCGCCGCCTGGGAGCCGTGGGGCCGCGACAACGCCAACCCCGGCGGTCAGGTGGCGGCCTGGTACCGGTCGGCGCAGTACTTCACGAAGCAGGACGAGCAGCGCGACGTGAAGCGCCTCGCGCCGTGCCCCCGCTGCCACGGCCCGTACCTGGTGGAGTCCCGTGAACTGCGCCTGGTCAACGACCAGGCGTACATCGAATGCCGCGACCCCGACTGCGGTCGCATCATGACCCGCCCCGAGTACGACTCGTATGTCAAGGCCCTGAACGAGTCAATCATCGCCGCAGCTTGACGGGGCGCGCGTCATGCCTGATCATTGCGGCGGAGCAGCATGTTCGCTTACGGAAGGCCCCGCCGAGACGCGGGGCCTTTTTGCGTGCCCGGGAGGTGTCCCATGGTTGATCTTTCGGTAGACCTCCAGACCGCCCGCTGGACCGTGGCGCAGGCCGCCGAGGCCGCCCAGGTCACACCGCACGTGGTGCGCAACTGGAAGTACCGGGGCGTCCTCAAGGCCGTCGGCCGCGACTACCGCGGGGGGCCGCTGTTCCTCGCCATCGACGTGATCCGCGCCGAGAAGGCCACCCGCGAGCGAGCCCGCCGCACCTACGCCGCCGCCTGACAGAGCATCAGGCGGGTCACGGCCAGGCGACAGAACGGCCACGGGGCGCCAATCGGTACAGGTAGACGCCCCTCTTCCGACAGAATGAGCCGAATCACATCGGATCATTCCCAGGGGGGAATCATGCGCAGAATCGGCATCGCCGTCACCACGGCCGCACTCGCGGTCGGTCTCGCCGCCTGCAACGGCACCAGCATCAAAAGCACCCCGGACGCCACCGGCACGGCCAAGGGGACCGTGGCCGCCGGCGCCAAGGCGAAGCCGAAGGTCGCGCCGGTCGCGCACATCGGCGACACCATCACGCTCCACGGCATGCAGGACGGCTCGAAACTCACCGCGACCCTCGTCAAGTGGGTCGACCCGGCGCGGGGCGGCGACGAGTTCACGACGCCCGACAGCGGCAAGCGCTTCGTGGCCGCGCAGTTGCGACTCACCGACGTCGGCACCACCGTGTACGACGACTCGCCGAGCAACGGTGTCCAGGTCGCCGACACCGAAGGCCAGCGGTTCGACTCCGACATCTCGGATGTCTCCGCCGGGCCGTCCATGGCGCCCGAGGTGAAGCTGTCCCCGGGCGACAGGACGCTGGGCTACATCTCGTTCCAGGTCCCGAAGACGTCGAAGGTCGCGTCGTTGCAGTTCACGCTGGACTCGGGCTTCGCCGACCAGACCGGCGAGTGGCACATCGGCTGACCTCTGCGGACCACGGCCCCGGCGCGACGCGTGCCGGGGCTTTCGCATGACCACCACCAACACCATCAGGAGTTTCCCCATGCCCACCGACCGACCCCCCATGCGCGTGTTCATCGTGAACACCGGCGCTCTCCCCACGCTGCACGCCAACGCCATCGAGGCCGCGTACTACAAGTCCGAGGCCGGTTTCACGACGTTCAAGGACGCGGACAACCAGTCCGTGTTCACCGTCCGCGACGACCACCTCGTGTCGGTCGAGCGGGCGCACGGTGCGGAGCCGGTCATCGCCGCATTCCGGGATCTGCTGCGCGAGGCCGCGAAGAACGGCGGCGCCAGCGGCACTATCACCGCAGAGCGCACGACCGACCCCGACGGCCGCGTCTACTCTGCTGGCTACCACGTGACCGTCACCACGCAGGCCGACGCCGAGGTGCCCTCTTCGGATGCCTCGGTGGCGGTCAGCGTCCGGGGCTCCGTACTCAGCACCGACGATCTCTCCGAGGCCGTGCGCAGGAACGGCCTGAGCGGCGACGGACCAGTCCCGACCGGCGTCTGACTCCCAGACCGCCGCGCCCACCCCCCGTGCGCGGCCCGCAGGTGGTGCCCCGAGGGCCGAACCTGCCCCGCGCGGCCCCCTGTGACGGGCAGGGCCGCGCGGGCACTCAACGGGCACTTCCGCTTCGCGTCCCGCCGGACCTGCCAAGAGGCGGTGACCGTGCCCATCACCGCCCCGCCCGCGTGGTGCCTGTGCGGCCACGCCGACGACCAGCACCGCGCCACCGGACACTGCCGCGCGAGCGACGGCGAACAGCCCTGTGGTTGCCGGGAGTTCGAACAGGACGAGGAGTAGCCCGTGCGAGTCACCGTCGTCGCCGGCGAACGCCAGGTCCACGTGCAGGTCAAAGGCAAAGGCCGCAAGAAGCTTGCCCGGGCGGAGGCCACCGCGCGGCGGCTCCTCGAAGCCGCACCCGAACCCGAGCCGAAGACCCCGATCGGGTTCAGCGTCACCTCCGACACCGAGTACGCCGGAGGAGGCGACGATGACTGACCGCCAGCACGAGCCGACCCCGGATGCCGCGCACCCCACCACGTACTGCACCACGAAGCCGCGAGCGGGCGACCACCTCACCGACGCCTGCCGCGACTGCGGCCACGCCGTCGTGCTGCACGTCGGCACCGACCACTGCCCCGTCTGCGAACTGCTCGACCTCAACGCTCAGGCGCGGGGAGGCGGCCGGGTTGAAGTGCGCTACGAGGCGCCGCCGCTCGGCAAGGTCGTCGCCGAGCTGGAGCGGCAGATGGTGCAGCGCGGACTCTGCAACCCCCTCACGTACAAGCGGTAGAACCACCGACCACCCCGGAGCCCCGCATGTCCTTCGCCAGCATCAAGGCCGCCATCTCCCACCTCTTCGGTGTCGAGGAGGCCAAGGCCCACACCCTCGTTGAGGCTGTTGTCGCCGACGCCGCGCCGATCCTCGACCAGTTCAAGACCCAGGTCAGCGACCTGATCGCCGAAGGGCACGCCGACGTGGCGAAGCTCCTCACCGACGGCCTCGCGGACGTCAAGGCCGACCTCGCCGAGATCAAGGCGCTCCTCAACCCGGCGCCGGTCGAGCCGCCCGCCGCGGGCTGACCGAGACCACACCCATGCCGCACAGGGGGTGACCGGTGCCGCAACTCCCGAACCAAGTCCAGTTCTCGTCGGCGGCCGGGAGCGTCTGGCGGCAGACGTTCACGATCACCGACGAGGGGGGACCGGTCAACCTGACCGGCCTCACCTGGGAATTCGTGATCCGCCCGAACACGTCCGACGTCACCGTGCCCGCGCTCGTCACGGTCACCACCACGCCGTCCGCGCAAGGCCAGATCGACGTCACACCGCTCACCGGCACCGTGACCGTCACCCTCACCCCCGCCGCGACCGCGCTCCTCGGCAAAGGCGCCCGGCCGCACGCACTGTGGTCCGACCCCGGCACCACCACCCAGACCTGCTGGGTCGAAGGCGTCTACAACACCCAACTCGTCGCCGCTGCATAGGGGGTGCCCATGCCCGACGTCACCGTCTCAGCCACCGGCGTCCAAGGCCCGCCCGGACCGGCAGGCGCGACAGGCGCGACAGGCGCGACCGGGCCGCAGTCCCCGCTCGGCACCGCCGGGGCGGGCGACACCATCGCCCTGAAGAGCACCGACCCGACGACCACCAACGCCCGAACCCCCACCGCCCACAAGGCCACCCACGAGACCGGCGGATCGGACGTACTGGCTCCCGCCGACATCGGCGCGGCTGCGGTGGCCGGCGACATCGGCGGCACCCCGGCCTCTCCGCAGGTAACCGGCACGCACCTGGCGTCGCCGCTGCCCGTCGCGCAGGGCGGCACGGGAGCATCCTCGGCCGCCGCAGCCCTCGCCGGATATGCGGCGGTGCAGGGGCGGTCGCCGCTGACGGGGTACTGGCTGCCTGCGGCTTACGGTGCGGTCGGCGATTACAGCACCGACGATACGGCCGCAGTGCAGGCGTGCATTGACGCGTGTTCAGCCGCTGGCGGCGGCGTGGTCCTGCTCGGCCAGCATGCGGTGGCGGGCTCGGGTCTGCACCCGAAGACGGGCGTGACGCTGCGGGGCCGCGGCGCGGACTACTCGAAGATCCGGAACACGACGACGAACACCGCGATCAGCTCCAGCGTGAGCTGCTCGGATATCGCCTTCGAGGACTTCACGATCGAGGGCACCGTCAACAGCACGGTCACGGTGCCGACCAGGGCGCGGGGCACCAGCGGGCCCGGCACCAACATGGGCATCTGGCTGGACGGCGACCTGGACACGACCGCGGTGAGCCCGCCGACGATCACCAACGTGGTCATCCGCAACGTGACGATCAAGAACACGAGCGAGCTGCCGATCCGCATCTTCGGCGTGCGCGGACGGGTACTCACCGAGAACTGCCGGTTCTACAACTGCAAGGACGCAGGCTGGGGGTTCTGCCAAGAGGTCGTCGTCATCGGCTGCCACTCCTACATGAGCGCCGACAACGGACTCTCCATCAGCCGCGGCAACCTGAAGGCCGACGTCACTGGCTGCACGGTTGAACTCGCCGCCTACGACGGCATCTGGCTGTCCGGCTTCACGGGCTCTGTCGGCCCGCAGGGCTTCACCTGCACCGGCAACACGATCAAGGGCGTCGGGCAGACCGGCATCAGGGTGCAGGACGCCCCTACCTGGGGAAATATCACCGGAAACACCATCGACAAGGGCTACTTCCGCGGCGACGCCAGCGCCCCGACGGACTCCAGCATCTACGGCATCCTGCTGCGCGGCTCCAGTTCGAGCCCCGGCACCCCGGGCGCGTCCGTCGCCTACGGCGTCAAGATCGACTCGAACACCATCCTCCACGCCCCCAAGGCAGCGATCGGCTACGACGGTGCCACGGCCTGCGCGATCACCAACAACCTGATCATCGACACCGGGAGCCAGTTTCTGGCCGACGGCACCACCGCGATCGCCAGCAACGACCAGACCCAGAACATCGGCGTGCTGTGCAGCTTCCCGGCCACGGTCAGCGCGTGTGTCGTCCGGAACAACGACGTCATCGACTCGCGCACCACTCCGTACACCAACTACGGGGTGATCCCCACCCAGGTCGCGGGCGCGCTGGTCACAGGCAACACCATGACCGGCGCCCGCAACTCCTCGAACCTGCCCGCGACGCTCGACGCGCGCGTGGACGGCCACCCGGACAACGGGCAGGGGACGATGCGCCGCACGGAAGCGACCCTCTCCTCCCTGACCATGTCCAGCGGCACGCTGCGGCTCGCCTACTTCGTGGCCCGCCGCACCGCAACCGTCACCGGCATCCGCGTCTCCAGCGGCAGCCCGGCGGCCGGAGCGACACCAACCCTGGTCAGATTCGGCCTGTACTCGGTGGACTCCAGCGGCAACCTCACGCTGATGTCGGCCATCACGTCCGACACCAGCCTGTTCGCCACCGTAAGCACCTCCTACACCCGCAACCTCGCCGCCGCCCAGACCGTGCAGGCCGGACAGCAGTACGCCATCGGGGTCCTCGTCGTCACCTCGTTCGCCGCACCCGCGGTCACCGGCATGAACATCGCCGCTGGCAGCGAGGCGCAGCAGACGCCGGTCCTCGCCAACAACCTGAACGCCCAGTCGGACCTCCCGTCCTCCGTCACCGCCGGATCGCTCGTCGCCACAGCGAGCGTCGTCTACGCCGTCGCCGTCGGCGCCTGAGGGGAGCAGCCATGACCACGCCCGAACCCACGCCCGCCGCTCCGGCCGGCCCCGTGTGCACCCTGTGCGGCAAGAAAGCCGTCGTCAGCTGGCAGCGGCGCCTCACTCCAGCCGAGATCGCCGAAGCGCAGGCCCTCGAACAGGCCCGCCGCGACCAGGCCCTGCTGCTGGCCGACCCGCAACTGCCGCCCCCCGACTTCGGGCCGCTCCCCGGCTGCGCCGACTGGACCCGCATCGTCCACGGCTGCGCCACCCACGGCATCGAACCCGACGCCGCCGCACTCATCCACCAAGGCGACTGCACCGCACCCCAGGTCGCCGACCTCCCCGGCTGCGACTGCACACCCGAACCCACGCCGCAGCCAGCACTCGAACCCGAACCCGCGCCGCTGCCGGCCGGATGGTGAAGGAGGTGCGCAGATGGTCCGCAAGCCACCCCCCCGCCCGAGAGAGGTCCGCAACAGCAACGGCCGTGTGATCCGCACTCCCGACCAGGTCGCCCGCGACGCCGCAGCAGCCGAACTCCGCGGCGCCGGCCTCTCCTACGACGCCATCGCCAAGCGGCTCGGCGTCTCCAAGTCGAACGCGTGGGAGGCCGTGCAGCGGGCCTTCCGTGACACGCTCCGGGAGCCTGCGGACCAGGCGCGCGCCGTGGAACTCGCCCGCCTCGAAGCGGCGCACGATGCCGCGATGGCCGTCCTAGCGCGCGACCACGTCACCGTCTCGCAGGGCCGCATCGTCAAGGACAACGACGGCACGCCGGTCATCGACGACGGCCCGGTCGTCCAGGCCATCAACGCGGTCATGCGGCTGTCCGAGTCGCGCCGCAAGTTGCTCGGTCTGGACGCCCCGCAGCGACACGAGCTGACGATGGGGGAAATCGATGCCGCCCTCGAAGACGCCGCTGCCCAGCTCGCCCTTGCTCGAAGCGAAGCTGCGGAAGCTGACGGAACTGAGGGCACTCCGAGCTGAACTCGACGCGAGGAATCGCGCCGTGACCGCCGCCCGCCAGCCGGACCCTGACCGGTTCGCCACCCCCGGCGACCTCGCCAAGCTGATCGACCCAGCCACCGTGCAGACGCCGGCCCTCGGCATCGTCGACCAGGCCGTGGTGTGGGCCTACGCCACCCCGGGCGCGCGGCTGATCATCTCGATGCCGCCGCAGGAGGGGAAAAGCTCTCGGGTCACCAAAACCGGGTCGCTGTGGGCGCTGACCCGCAACCCCGAGACGCGCCTCGGCATCGTCTCCTACAGCCAGCCGCTCGCCGAAGGCTTCGGACGCGAGGTCCGCAACTGGATCACCAGCAACGACGGCGACGAAGGCACCTTCGACATCGGCCTGCGCATCGCCGCCGACTACGGCTCCGCGAAACGCTGGCAGCTCGCCGGCCACCGCGGCGGCATCGTATGCGTGGGCATCAGCGGCGGCCTCACCGGACGACCGCTCGACGCCCTCGTCATCGACGACCCCTTTGCCGACGCCGCGCAGGCCGCGTCCCCCTACTACCGGGAACGCGTGTGGAGCTTCTGGCAGTCCGTCGGCGGCCCCCGCCTCGCCCCCGGCGCCCCGGTCATCCTCATCAACACCCGCTGGCACGAGGACGACCTCGCCGGACGCCTGATCGCCGCCGAAGACGGCGACCGCTGGCGGGTCATCAACATCCCCGCCCTCGCCGACCACGACCCCGCCAAGGGCGAGGTCGACCCGCTCGGCAGGGCCCCGGGCGAGTGGCTGCAATCCGCCCGCGGTAGAACCTCGGCCGAGTGGGAGGCCATCCGCATCCAGGTCGGCACCCGCGTATTCAACGCCCTGTACCAGGGACGCCCTTCGCCCGACGCGGGGAACGTGTGGCAACGCCCGTGGTGGCGCCGCTACGGCGTACCCCTGTGGTCACAGCACCCGACAGCACCGGACGCCTACTGGGTTGATGAGTACGACGAGATGGTCATGTCGTGGGACATGACGTTCAAGGACACCAAGTCCTCGGACTACGTCGTCGGCCAGGTGTGGGCACGGCGCGGCGCCAGCGTCTACCTCCTGGACCAGATCCACAAGCGTCTCACCTTCACCGACACCCTGACCGCGTTCAAGACCCTCACGGCACGCTGGCCGCAGGCAACCGCGAAGTACGTCGAGGACAAAGCCAACGGCACCGCGATCATCGACACCCTGCGGTCGAAAATCCCCGGCATCGTCGCCATCAGCCCGACCGAGAGCAAGTACGCCCGCGCCAACGCCGTCGCCCCCGTCGTGCAGGCCGGGAATGTCTTCCTTCCCGAGGCGGCGATCGCCCTGTTCGACCCCGAGAGCCTGATAGACGAGGCCGCAGGCTTCCCCAACGCCGCCCATGACGACCAGGTCGACGCCACCTCCCAGGCCCTCGCGCAGATGCTCCTCGACGGCACCGGCGCGCAGGCGTGGATCGACTACGCGCGGCGCAAGGCCGAGGGGCTCGCAGAGGCGACCGGAGACGCCAAGGAGCCCGCGCCTGACCAGCCCGACCCGGCGGTCCCGGCCGGACCCGAAGACCCGGCCGCAGCCGTACATCACGCCCGCAACCTTGCCTTCCGGCAGCGCATGAACCGATAGGGGGCTCGCCACATGGGTGTCCGCTCCCGCATCGCCAGCATCACGAAGGTCTTCGGGAACGGCCAGCCCACCGCAATGCAGGCCGGCGAAGCCGCCTCCCAGATGACGTCATCCACGCCGTTCGGACCCGGCGCCCCGATCCGCCCCTACGACGGATACTCGCGCCACCCGCGAAGCCAGAACTTCGCATCCGGCTACAACATCTCGGCCCGCCCCCGGTCTCACGAACGAGTCGCCTTCGAGACCCTCAAGGGCCTCGTTGAGTCTTACGACGTGGCGCAGATGTGCATCTGGCATCGCATCGACTCGATCCGCTCCCTGGACTGGTCTCTGGTCGCAGAGAAGGGCACCACCGGTGACGTCGAAGATGCCATCACGATCGGCATGGCCGCCCTCGCGCGCCCGGATCGGCAGACCCCATTCGCCACCTGGCTCGCCAGTTGGCTCTACGACATCCTCGCCTACGACGCCGGCTCGCTGTACCGGCTGCGCAACCGCGGCGGCCGGGCGATCGGCCTGCGCGTCGTGGACGGCACCACCATCGCCCCCCTGCTCGACAACTGGGGCAATTCGCCAGAGGACCCGGCCGAGGCATACGTCCAGTACGCCAATGGCCTGCCCTGGGGCTGGCTGACCCGCAAGGACTTGATCTACGAGCCTTTCCGCAAGGTCGCGGGCAGCCCCTACGGGCGTGCTCCGCTGGAAAGCATCCTCCTTAACGCCAACACGGACCTCCGGTTCCAGGCGTACTTCCTTCAGCGCTTCACCGACGGCAACATCCCGCAGGCATTCGCCTCCGCTCCAGAGGGCTGGACCCCTTCCCAGATCGAGCAGTTCCAGGCCAACTGGGACGCGCTCATGCAAGGCGACGAGACGATCAAGTCGCAGATCAAGTGGATGCCCCCCGGCGGAAAGATCGAGTGGAACAACGAGAAAGACTTCTCGGACGCGTTCTCACTCTTCCTGATGCGCAAGACGGCGGCCGCCTACCACGTGGTCCCCGCCGACCTCGGGTTCACCGAGTCCGTCAACCGGAGTTCGGGCGAATCCCAGGCCGACGTGCAGCACCGCGTCGGAGACCTGCCCCTCATCCAGCACTGCCAGGGCATCCTCAGCTCATTCCTCCAGGACGACCTCGGCCTGCCGCTGAAATTCACGTTCGACCTCGGCGAAGAGCAGGCCGACCGCCTGGAACAGGCCCAGGCCGACCAGATCTACGTCAATCTCGGCGCGATCTCCCCGACCGACGTCCGCGAAATGCGCTACGGCCTGCCCGAGCCCGACGGCGTTCCCGTCCCGCGGTTCATCGCCAGCACCCGGTCCGGGCCGATTCCCCTGGCGGCGCTCTATGGCGTCGCCGGACAGGTCGATCCCGCCACTGCTGCCCCTGAGCCCGGCGCGGCCCTGCCGCACACGGCGTTCACCGGCGTGGAGGGCACCATGCCCAGTCCGCCACTGCTGACCGAACCGCTCGCAGAGGAGATCTACGGGCCGTCCGCACTCCCCCCCGCGCCACCGCAACAGCCCGTCGCCAAGGGATCGGCCGCCACGCCTGCCGACGGATACGGCCAGGGCGGTCCCGCCGGAGAACCGGCCAAGCGCGAACTGACCGCGTTCCGCCGCTTCCGGCAGGCCCGGCGCCGCGACGGCAAGTGGCGGGACTTCGAGTTCCGCACCGTCGATACAGTTCACGGCCACCGCCTCAACGACGCTGGCCGACTCTCGGTCCGCAAGGCCGCCGGGCAGGTCGGTGTGGCCGGGCTCGCTGTCCGCGCCGCCGACACCGGCCGCGTCCTGATGCTTCAGCGGGCCCTCGACGACGAGGACCCCGCGAGCGGGACGTGGGAGTTCCCGGGCGGCCACCTCGAAGGCGACGAGTCGCCGCTCCAGGGAGCGTGGAGGGAGTGGGCTGAGGAGACCGGGTGCATCCCGCCGCCCGGCGAGCGCACCGGCACATGGACCAGCCCTGACGGCATCTACCAGGGCATCGTATGGACCATCCCGGGCGAGACATGCGTACCCGTCGGCGGGGACCGCGACATCACCAACCCCGACGACCCCGACGGCGACCAGGTCGAAGCCATCGCCTGGTGGGACCCGGCGCAACTGCCCGGCAACCCGGCCGTGCGTCCCGAGCTCCTCGACTCGCTCGATGCGGTCCTGGCCGCGCTCGGCGCCGTCCCGGACGCGGCCGGCGCGCTGTTGAAAGCCGGTGGTCACCCAAAAGGTGACAGCGCGTGGCCCGGGTGGAACCTCGACCTGGACTGCGCGAACCACTGGGCGTCACTGATCTCCGCCGCCCTCGCCGGAGCACTCACCGTCGCGCAGGCCGAACGGCTCGCCCGCTCCTTCGACGGAGAGCACGACAGCGAACAGGACCGCGACGAGGCCATCGCCGCAGCCCTGATATGGCTCAGCCGCCAGGGAATCGATCTCGAAACCCCGCTGACCGGCATCCTGGCCGGCGTCCACACCGACGGGTACTTGGTCGGCCTGACGGCTGCACTCGCAGTCGTCCACGGCGGACCGCCGGACCCCGGCGACTGGGAGCCGGGCGACACCGCAGCCGCCCGCGCGGAAATCGAAGAACTCCAGGCGACCGACGGCTTGGACGTCCTGCTCGCCGGCGCGGGCGCGATCGCAGCCGGAATGGCCGCGACCAGGATCAAGGCGGTCGGCAAGGCCATCGTCGACGGGCTCCGGCGCGGCGACCCCGCATCGGCTATCGCCGCCGCCGTGGTGGGCGCGCTCACCGGCGCGTCGGCAGCCGACGCCGCCGCCATCACCGAGGTCACCCGCGGGTCCAGCGCGGGCGCCCAGGCCGCATACCGGCAGGCGCAGGTCACGTCGCTGGTGTGGGTCACCGCCCAGGACGAACGCGTGTGCATGCAGTGCGACAGCAACCAGGCTGCCGGGCCGGTCCCGCTTGGCGGCGCATGGCCCGACGGCTCCGACGGGCCTCCGGCGCACACCCGGTGCAGATGCGCCATCATCCCCGCCTGACCAAGGAGGCGCCCATGCCCGGCGACCGAGAGCAGAGATACGTCCTGGGCGTCGCCTATCAGGCGGGCCCCGACCCGAAGATCCAGCGCGGCGCCGACGGCGGACGCGACTACTTCTCCGCCGAAGAGCTGGAGAAGGCCGCCTGGGGCTTCCTGAAGAACGGGCCCGCCGTCGGCCTCTTCCACGGCCCCGATTCCACAGTCGGCCACGCCGACGTGGTGGAGAGCTACGTGTACCGCGGCCCTGACTGGGACCTCGGCGACGGTGCCGTAGTCAAATCCGGGGACTGGCTGATCGGGGCCATCCTCGACGAGAGCGCCTGGCAGCTCTACAAATCCGGGCGCGTCACCGGCTGGTCGCCGCAGGGCTCAGCGCGCCGCATCACACGACGGAGTAGCTGATGACCACATCCGCGGAAGAGGAGTTCACCGAACTCCGCGACGCCGACATCCCCCGCGTCGACCTCGTCGACAAGGCCGCCAACGGCATGACTTTCCTCATCGCCAAGCAGGCCGACGGCGCTGCCGGGCTGATGGACCCGGACTTCGTCCGCGATCTGATCGCCAAATCCGAACCGGAAGACAAGGAGACGGTGACGATGACGGGTTCCCCCGGAGCGATCGCCAAGCTGATCCACGAGGCCGGAAGCAAGAAGTCCAATCCTGCGCCCACCGCGGTTGCCAAGGACACGGACCTCGACGACAGCGCGGACGGCATGGACCCGACGGTTCCGCTGGCCGCGCCCGAAGAGGACGCACCCGGCGACCCGAACGACCCCGGCTCCCCGGCATGGGAAGCCATCGACGCCGCCACCGCCCGCAAGTGGACCTCGATCGCCGTCCGCCTGAAGAACGCGCTCGGCATCATGGCGGAACGCGAACTCCTCGAAGCCGCCACGGCCGACACCTCCGACGGCGACGCCGCCTGGGACCTCCAGGACGCCCAGTGCGCCATCGACTACGTCATCGACACGCTCGCCGGGTTCGCGGTCGACGAGCAGGCCGAAGCCGACCTCGCCGACGAGGCGATGGCCGCCGTCGGCAAGGCCCTCACCGGGTTCGACCCGGCGTCGCTCGACACCATCGAAGCCC